CCGATCAATCAGGCGGCATCGGCATACGTGGCGGCGGTGACTGGCACGGCGCAGGGTGTTTGGGCAGGCACGTGCGCGCCGTTCCGCTCGGTTCGGGTGCGCTGCACGGCCTATACGTCCGGCTCGGCAGTCACAACCATTGTAGGCGATACAGCCCCGTTGGACGACACGCTGCAAGGCATGATTGCTCCGCTTGCTGTGACCGCCACGGGTGCAGCCAGTGCTGCTGTCACGCTGACCTTACCCGCTCCGGGTGCTGGCTTGCGGCAGTACATCACCTATATCGCGATGGTTCGCAGCGCCACATTGCTCCTGACCGCGTCCGCCACCCCTACGGTGATCACGACGACGAACCTTCCCGGCTCGCTGGCCTTCACGTTTGGCGCAGATGCGGCGGGCATTGGTACGGACAAGTTCATTCGTGAGGACTTCGCCTATCCACTGGCGGCATCGGCGCAGAATACTGCCGTGACCGTGGTTGCGCCGGTTGCGACGGGTTCGATCTGGCGCATCACGGCCGGCTATTACGTCGCGCCGTGATCGAAGGTTGACGGCGGTAACGGCAAAGCGCCCCAAAGGACACAAGGCACCATGGCCTATACCGCCCCAACCGTCGAAGATCTGAAGCGGCGCTATCCTGCTTTCGATAGCGTTGCCGATGCCACGGTGTCGTATTGGCTGGACGAAGCCGCGATCGATTGCGCCTCATGGGCCGATGATACGCGCGCGAGGGCAGAGATGCTGCTCGCCGCGCATCGGCTGGTTCAGGCCGGCGCGATCACCGCTGCCATCCCCGCCGGCGTGACCAGCTTCAAATCAGGCACGTTCAGCGCCACAGTTTCGGACGGAATGGCCAGCGCAACGGGCTTTGACGCGACGGTCTATGGCCGCGAGTTCATTGCCCTGCGCCGCGCTCAATTTTCCGGCCCCCGCCTTGCATGGACGCCGCCGACAACGGTTGACGTCTGATGTTCGACGCTGTTTTCGCCAGCCTCGCCACGGCTTTCTCTGACCAGTTCGGCGGGCCTTTCGAGGATGCCGTTGCTTGGTGGCCCGGCGATGCGACTTATGACGACGGCGGCTCGATTACTTCGCCGGGAACGCCTGTCTCGCTGGACTGCAAAGCCCAGTTCGACGGCGTGACGCAGGACATGCGCTCCGACCCCGGTTTCCTGCAAACCGACGTGCGGGTCATCGTGCTTGCTGCCTCGCTTGCCGGAACGCTCGACACGCTGGCCCGGATCAATGTCGCCAGCGGGCCGAATGCCGGATCATGGGAATTGCAGAGCGCCGCGCTTGATCCCGCGCGCATCGGCTGGGAATGCCGGGCTAGGCGGATATCGTGATTTCCTTGCAAAACTCGCAGATTCCTGCCATAAAACTCGGGCCGCAACGGTGCTACCAACACCGCGCGGCCCTGACCAAAACGACTATTGAGGAGTCGAAAATGGCTAACGTCCGTCTATGCTCGATTGAAGGTTGCGGCAAGCGCGTGAATTCACGCGGGTGGTGCAAGGCCCACTATGTCCGATTTCTTCGCCACGGCGACCCGATTGGCGGCGCTCAAAGGCTTGAAGGTATCAAATGGCTTGAGCAGCACGTTGCCCATAATGGCGGCGAATGTCTCATTTGGCCATTTGGGAAGGACAATTTCGGATACGGCAAACTAACTCATCCTTTTTCGCGCCGCGCGAACCGAGTTATGTGCATGTTAGCGCATGGCCTGCCGCCAGAGGATAGGCCGGATGCTGCACATTCTTGCGGCGTTACGTCCTGCGTAAATCCGAACCATCTGCGTTGGGCATCGGTGTCTGAAAATCTGATGGATCGGGTAGGTCATGGAACTTCCAATAGGGGTGAGCAGCATGGGTTATCCACGCTGACGACCGCGCAGGTTCTGGAAATCAGGGCATCCAAGGGAGTCGCGTCATCCACAGCCGTCGCATCTAGGTTCGGCATTAATCCCGGAACCGTTCAAAAAATTTGGCGGGGGGAGCGGTGGTCATGGCTATGAAGGGGAAGGACAAGCACCTTAACCGCCTCAAAAAGCTATCCGGTCCCGCCGTCACTGCGGCGGCGGGGCGCGTCCTATACGTAGGGGCAGATATGATCCGCGCTGAGGCGCATCGCGGCGTTTCGGCGGGGTCCGTATCCGGTAAAGGCCACGTCGCGTCCCTGCCTGGCGAATATCCAAATCGGGAATTTGGCGATCTCCAAGCGGGGTTCAAGACAAATCAGACAGGCCCGTTGTCGGCAGAATTCCGGTCTGAGGCACCGCATAGTCGCCGCCTCGAATTCGGGACTAGAAAAATGAAAGCAAGGCCGCATGTCCGACCATCAAGGGACAAGAAAGAGCCTGAAATTAGAAAGCTCTTCGCCAAGGAAATCGGCAAGCTGGTAAAAGGAAGCGGATGATGAAGATCAAACTCACCGAGACGTGGACCTATCGCACCCCACTGATCACGGTCGACTATCCGGCTGGCGAGCACGACATGACCAAGGAAGCCGCTGCGGCTGCGAAGGACGCGGGCGTGATCGACGAAACCAAGGAAAAGAACGATGGCCACGGGACTGCAACGCCTCGCACGGCGGGCACTGCTGACAAAGCTTAAGGGTAATGCGCCCCTGATCGCGCTTGTCCCTGCCGCCTCGATCAACCCTGCCGGCGAGCCTGTCTGGCCGTGGATCTTGCTCGACGCGCCGGTCACACGCCGGTTGCGGGGTGCTGAACTCAACGGCGGCGAAGGCTCATTCGACATTCACTCCTTTGCGCGCGATCGGCTGAGTGGCGGTGCGGTGGTCGAAACTGGCGAGGATCATGCCGGGCGGATTGGTGCTGCCATTGAAACGGCGCTGGCAGACAACAGGCTTGCGCTGGAAAACGGCGCGTCGATGCGGATCGAGGTCAACGATATGCGGCTCCTGCGCGATGATGATCCGGGCGCATGGCACTGGTTTGCGCAAGTGAATTACCGGGTGCTGGCCACCTGATCTCAGCGGTGCTATGCTTGGGCATGGCATCGGACGATGAAGGCACGGGCATCGACCCGGTATTGGCGGTGCTGATCGCCCAGCTTCATCGCAATGGCACGATTACCGGCGCAGACGTGGCCAACATGCAGCGACGGCTTATCGAGGGCGGCAATGAAGCGCTCGCCAATGGCCTGACCGGCGTGATCCTCTCCGACATGATCGACGATCCCGGCAGACGCCGCGCATCGCTCCATGTCTTGCGTGACGGCGGTAACAGCGAGGCCTAGCCTGTCTTAGCCATGCTCCCGACTATTTCCACGGGAGCGCTCTATGTCTTTTCCAGTTGAAGCCGACTTCGGTTTGATCAAGATCGGTGACGGCGCCACTCCGACCGAAGCATTCGTCGTCGCTTGCGGTATTCAGGACGTGAATATCAACCGCGTCGCCAACACCAGCGACCGCTTTTCGCGCGACTGCGCCAAGCCCGGTTCGGTGGCGGTGCGCAAGGTCAAGACGTCGAGCAAGCAGCTCGACATCACCGGCTCCGGTCTGGTCGATATTCCTCATATCGACATCTACGAAGATGCGCTCGGCGTCTCGAAGAATTACAAGGTCGAACTCTACACCGCTGACGGCACCGATGCCGGCGTTCTGCTCGGCACCTTTGCCGGCGCGTTCGTCATGACGGCCGCCAACATGGGCAACCCGCGCGAGGGTTCCGGCTCGTCCGAGATCACGCTGGCCAATGACGGGGCGTGGACCTGGACGGCTGCCTGATCGGGTGACTTGTGGATACTGCGGTCACCACTGAATTCGGCGACGGGAGCTATCGTTTCTGGCTCCCGTTGCCGCAGGTTTTCGAGCTTGAGCGTTCCTGCGATTCTTCGATCCTCGCCATAGAGGAAAAGCTGCGTATCTCCATCGGGCAGGATGAGGACGGCAAGACCGTTTTCATCGGCGGCGGCACGGCATCAATCAAGGAAATCCGCGAAACCATCCGGCTGGCCCTGATCGGCGGCAATTCCGGCATGGTCGATGGCGTCGAAACCGAGATTGGCCCCATCCGCGCCAAACAACTCGTCGAAGCGTACTGCTACCCCGCCCGGCCACTGGCCGAGAATGCCGCGCTGGCATGGCTCATCCTGTCATCGGCAATCTTCGGCGTTCGGCTCAAAAAAAAAGCCGTGGCCGAAACGACGAGCGACCCGAGCCCTTCCGAAAAGGCCAGTTGATTGCCAACGCCGGGGCAATGGGGCTTGATTGGGAGCGCCTCTCGCTGAGTTCCTACATGGAAGCCCTCGAAGCCGCCAACGAGATGAACGATCCCGACGCGGCGAAGAAGGCCGGAAGTGACACCGATGCGACGGGCAGGCTGCAGAAGTTCATGAGCGCCCATGCCAAGCGAGACGGGTGACGGCGGTAACGGGGGCGGTCTGCTGTGTGCAGACAGGGCCGCATGGAGATCGATCCTGTAATCTTGCAACTCAAGGCCGAACTGGGCAAGTATGTCAGCGATCTGCGCGCGACTACGGCCACGGTGGACAAGTTGCTGGGTGCGCAGGAGAAGCGCGCCAAGT